ACAAACAAAAGGATCATAAAGCAAGTTGAAGAGGCACACAGTAGCCGCGACGTTAGAATAAAGAGCCTTCGCAACATCGTTATGAAGAACGGCTTTCGGTCTTTGCGGTTTGGTGTGTTCACAGATGTACAAAGCAAGTCGGCCATGAAGGTCAGGCGCACTCTTTATGCAGCGCCAGTTCTTAGCGCGGTCTTGCAATACTGTGACGTGTTCGAAAAGATAACCGAAGTGGAGGGCAAGGAGAACACTGTTGCACGCATCCAGTTCACCTCTGAGGCTGAAGAAACTATGAGCAAATCAGAAGAGCACTTGTCGTGGCTGGCCCCAATCTACAAGCCCATGTTGACTGAGCCTGTCCCTTGGACCGCTTTTGATACTGGCTGCTACGAAGATGCGTTTCTGTCTTCACGGGTAAGCTACGTCAGGCAAGCCACAGCAGCGCAGAAGAGGCACATAGAGCACCAGTTTTCCCAAGGCATACCTGTGCACGCTAGGGCTGCTAATGCGCTTCAAGCTACCCCCTTAAGCATCAACAGGCCGATGCTGGAGGTAGTCGAGTGGTGCTGGCAGGCGCAGATGAGCTTAGGTAAGTTTCCTACGTCTTCACTGCCACCACGGCCACGGCTGCCAGAGGATCACGAGAGCTTGGCCCCAGTCCTAAAAGCAGCAATTAAGGCTGACATTCGCAAGCACTTTGCTCTTGAGCGACAGGTCAAGGGTGCGGCGGCTGTAATGCGGCAAGACTTGAAGACTGCAAAGGAACTGGCAGAGCACGATCAGTTCTACTTGCCAGTAAACCTAGACTTTCGGGGCCGCTTGTACTTTGTGCCAGCATTCAACTACCACAGAGACGACCACATCAAGAGCCTGTTCACATATCAGCGTGGTTACAAAGTGGACGGTAATAATGCTTATTGGCTAAAGGTTCACTTGGCAAACTGTGGCGACTTTGAAAAGATCAGCAAACAGCCGCTAGATGAAAGGGCAGCGTGGACTGACACAAACCATGCGATGCTGTTAGACATTGCGGCTGACTATCAAGCCACGTTTGATCATTGGTCTCAAGCGGACAAGCCGTTTGCGTTCTTGGCTGCCATCTTTGAATATGCCCGACTTATTGCTGAAGGCGAGGACTTCGTGGGCTACCTACCAATCAGCCTAGATGGCACCAATTCTGGCGTGCAAATGTACAGTGGTATCAACCTGTCAAAGACTGAAGGCTCTTTGGTCAATCTTGTGCCTACGAACTCTATGGCTGACATTTATAACTTGAACGCTGATCGTGTTATTGAAGACCTTAAGTCTATGGAGGATGACAGCAAACCATTTAATCCAAAGTGGGATCAGTCGCGCACTAAGTTTCAGTTGGCTAAGGCTTGGCTGGACTTTGGCATCAATCGCTCAGTTTTGAAAAGAGCAACGATGACATATGCGTACTCATCAAAAGCGATAGGCATGGCTGGTCAATACGTTGAAGACCTGATGAAGCCGCTGCAACGCAAAGTAGCCTATGGCAAGCTTGCAGACCATCCATTGGGCGACACTGAGCGTGCACAGTTTGAGGCTGCGAGGTTCATGGGTCAGGTAAGCTACGATGCAATCAAGGGCACCTTGCCCCATGTCAGCGCAACGATGGAATACTTGCAAGGCGTTGCCAAGGTCATCAGCGAGGAGAACAAGCCAATCAAATGGACGACACCAAGTGGCTTTCCTGTGGTGCAAGAGTATCGCAGAAAGAAGCGCAGGGCTGTCAGGATATTCCTGTTTGATCGTGCGTTGCAAAAGAGGACGCGGCATAAAGTTTCATTGGCTCAGGAGACTAGCAACATTGATGTGCAAAAGTCTACAAATGCCATCGCGCCAAACTTTATACACGGATCAGGAGACAGTAGTCATATGCATTTGACAATCTGCCATATGCTCGACAGCGGTCTTGCCGAAGACTTTTTTATGATCCACGACAGTTTCAGTATGTCTGGGGACACTTGGGACTTGTTTGATGGTGTCAGGGACTTTTGTAAGTATGTTCGACGGCGACTGTATCCTTCAAAAGTTCGAGGATGAGGTACGCCAGCAACTGTCTGATCCTGACGCGGTATTACCTGCCATGCCAAAGAAAGGCACCTTGGACATCCAGCAAGTCAAGCTTTCTGAATACTGTTTTAGCTAATTGATCAGGTACCCTATTGAAGGACGTTTTGGGCTTTACCTCCCAAAAGCTTAAGCGCCCTTTTTCACTCTCCCAACTTAGGCCTGCCATTCATTTGGTGGGCCTTTTTTTACAAATGAACGGAAGTAAACAATGGCTAAACCAAGATTTAACACACCACTCGGACGCGCAAAGTATCCACATTTAAACACTCCTGACATTGCTTTTGACAGTGTGTCACCAAAGTTTAAAGTTGAGATCGTCCTGTCCGCTGAAGATGCAGCGCCTCTAGTAAAAGAGATCAAATCGCAGGCCGAAGCCATACACGGTAAGTCACCGTGCAAGCTGCCAATTTTTAAAGACGAAGAGACTGGTGAAGTCTGTATCAAAGTGCAATCTAAGTACCAGCCGACGTTCATTGATAGCACAGGCGCTGTGATGGACGAAAACAAACTACCAAAGATTGGCGCTGGCTCAGAGATCCGTGCTGGCGGTACCATGAACATCTACGAGGTCAGCGGTAAAAAAGGCGTTGCCCTCATGGTGAGCACAATCCAAATTGCTAGCATTGTCGCAAGTACGTCTGATACGTCTGGCTTTGGTGCTCTCGATGGGGGTGGTTACGTTGCTGGCCAGAAAGAAGCATCTGGGTCAGAAAGTCCTGCACCACTCGCTGAAGCGTATGATTTCTAAAAAGCAACGATTTAGAGGAATTGCGGCGGGGTACAGGAGCGGTCTGGAAGAGACGATAAGTAAAGTTCTGGAAGAGCAAGGAATTGATGTGCTCTACGAAACAGACAAGGTTTACTATCAAATTCCAGAGCGACAGTCCAGGTACACTCCAGATTTTAAGCTGCAAAAAGCTAATGGTTTCTGGTACTTAGAGACCAAAGGCATCTGGGCAGTTCAAGATCGTGCTAAACATATACTCATAAAGAAGCAGCATCCTAACATCGACATTAGGTTTCTGTTCTCGAATGCACGGGCCAAACTTTATAAGGGGTCAAAGACCACTTACGCAGACTATTGCGAGAAGAATGGCTTTCGATACGCACACAAACATATGCCACAAGATTGGCTAGATGAGTGCTTATCGCATTCGACTAAGTGAAACAAAGGGCTGCCGAAAGGTGGCCCTTTTCACATTGTGTCGATCCAAAGGAATAACAAATGGAAATTATAGACAACGGTGAGGCCGCGTTTGTAGCGCACGGCCCATGCAGCGCGTGTGGCAGTAGCGATGCAAAAGCAGAATACACAGACGGCACGACTTGGTGCTTTAGTTGCCAAACTCATACCTTCGGTGACGGTGAGGCCCCACGACAGCCCAGCGCATCTAACAGTAAGCCCAAGATACCACTGCTAGAAGGTGAGTACCAAGATCTTCGGTCTAGGAAGATTACAGAAAGAGCGTGTCGCAAATATGGATACATGGTAGCAGTCCACCCGATTACTGGTGAGACAGTTCAAGTTGCTACATATCGTGACCAACAGGGCCGCGCCGTAGCCCAAAAGATTAGAACAGCAGACAAGAAGTTTTCAGTTGTTGGCGACAAGGATGCAATGGGCCTGTTCGGTATGCATCTTTTTAGCAATGGGAAGAAGATTGTTGTATGCGAGGGAGAAATTGACACCCTGTCAGTTGCCCAAACGCAGAACCTAAAATTTGCAGTAGTGGGCGTGCCCCATGGCGCACAGAGTGCAAAGAAGCACCTACTTAAACATATAGATTACCTGTCGGGCTTTGAAGAAATATGCCTGATGTTTGACCAAGATGAAAGCGGACAAAACGCTGCACAGGCTTGTGCTGAGGTGCTGCCAGTCGGCAAAGTAAAGATAGCCGTGTTGCCACGCAAAGATGCCAACGAGTGTCTGGTGAACAACGAGAACAACGCAATCATCACTGCCATCTATGAAGCTGCTGATTTTAGACCTGATGGCATCGTCAGCCTATCTGACCTACGTGAGACGGTGGCAATTCCTGACCCAGAAAGCCCGATGCAGTACCCCTACCCTGAGCTCCAGAAAATGCTCAAGGGCTATCGGCAAGGCATCGTGTGCCTCATTGCTGGTTCTGGTGTTGGTAAGTCCACTCTGGTCCGTGAGTTTGCATACCATCTTCACCAAAACGGCTACACAGTCGGAATGCTTATGCTCGAAGAGAGCGTCAAGCGCACTGGCCAAGGTCTGGTTGGCCTACACATCAACAAGAACATAACTGTCGCTCCTGATGCATCCACACCCGAAGAGATTAAGGCTGGCTTTGATGACCTACTCAACGCTGGTCCAATATACCTGTTCTCTCATTTCGGTGCGAATGACATGGACATTATTTGTAACCGCATTCGGTACATGAAGCACGCGCTGGGTTGCTCTGTCGTCTTCATAGATCACATATCAATGATAGTTAGCGCCAATACGGACATTAACGATGAGCGCCGTATGATAGATGGAATAATGCACACGCTGCGCGTTCTGTGTTCGGAGATTGACCTTGCTCTGGTCTTAGTCAGTCACCTCAAGCGCCCTCAGTCTGAAAAAGGCCACGAAGGTGGGGCGCAAGTCTCACTTAGCCAGATGCGTGGGTCACATAGCCTCGCGCAACTCTCAGACGCCGTAGTTGCGATGCAAGTTCCAGAAGATGACACAACGTCTGGGGCACGCGAATTAGTAGTCCTGAAGAACAGATTTAGTGGCCACGTAGGCCCAGCGGATAAGCTTCAGTACGTGATGGAAACGGGCAGACTAATGACCCTTTCCGACAGCATCCCTTTTTAAACCCAAAGAACACCAAGGAGATAAGCATGGCTTATGCACACAATTTGACCCTCAATGAGTACCAAGCAGACATGGCATCCACAGCAATCTACAAGTGGCCTGTGATTTACCCCGCGCTGGGCCTTGCAAATGAAGCTGGCGAAGTTCTGGGGAAGATAAAAAAGCTCATACGAGACAACGATGTGCGCTTTGACAATGCCAAAGAGCTTACAGATAGCCAGCGTGCGGATATAGCTTCTGAGCTAGGCGATGTCCTGTGGTACATTGCAGCTTTGTCACGCGACTTAGGTGTCAGCCTTAACGAAATCGGCCACATAAACCTAGAGAAGCTGGCAGACCGTAAGGCTCGTGGTAAAATTGGTGGCTCTGGTGATAACCGATGACGGGGGGCCGCTGGGTCTGGGACCTAGAGAGTAACGGCCTACTCGACACCATTCACACTGTTTGGTGTATCGTCTGTCGCAACGTAGATACTGATGAAGTCCGTGAGTTTGGGCCAGATGCAATACAAAGTGCTCTGGACCTTCTAGCAGGCGCTGATGAGATCATAGGTCACAATATAATTGATTATGATCTACCAGCTTTAGCTATTGTATATCCAGGCTGGTCTACAGCCGCCAAGATCACAGATACTTTGGTACTCTCTCGGCTTCTGCGTGGTGAATTATACAACGATGATGCAGAGCGCAACTTTAGCCAAGATAAGTTCGCAAAGCGTCTTTGGGGGTCACACAGTCTTAAAGCGTGGGGCCTTCGACTAGGAGACTTCAAAGACGACTATGATGGGGGATGGGACGCATTCAGTGACGTAATGATGACTTACTGCGTCCAAGATACTGCTGTCACTGCAACTCTTTACAAGCACTTTATGTCATCTAAGCCCAGCGCCGTAGCTGTGGACATGGAGCATGACGCTGCTTTCATGTGCCGTGAGATCGGTAGCAACGGTTGGACCTTCAACGAAAGTAAGGCAATAGAGCTTTACGCATTACTTTCACAGAAACGCCATACTCTTGAAGAAGAGCTAAAGGAGCTTTTCCCACCTTGGGAAGTCGAAGAAGACTTTGTACCTAAACGGGACAACAAGACACTTGGATACAAGGCTGGCGAAGTGTTTGTTAAGCGCAAGACAGTCTACTTTAATCCAAATAGCCGCCAGCATATACACAAGTCCTTAGTCGATAAGTACAAGTGGAAAGCTAAGGACTGGAGCCCAAGCGGTCAGGCTAAAATAGACGAAACGATCTTGGAAAATCTACCGTTTCCAGAGGCCAAGCGTTTAGCTGAGTTCTTCCTTATACAAAAGCGTATCGGGATGCTGGCTGAGGGCAACGCGGCATGGCTAAAGAAGGTCAGCCCTGATGGCAAACTGAGGCACAGGCTTGTGTCAAATGGGTGTACCAGTTCGCGCTGTAGCCACCAAGCGCCAAATCTGGGTCAGGTAACATCCTCAAGATCACCTTATGGCAAAGAGTGCCGTGAGTTGTTCTCAGCGCCAGAGGGCTGGGTTATGTGCGGGTCTGATTTATCAGGTATCGAATTAAGAGCACTTGCACATTACCTTTTTCAATATGACGGCGGTGAGTATGCCAAGCAAATACTTGAAGGTGACATCCACACGTTCAACCAAAAGGCGGCTGGTTTAGCTACGCGAGACCAAGCCAAGACGTGGATTTATGCTACCCTCTACGGTGGGGGTAACCGTCTCATTGGGGCCATTGCTGGCGGTGGCGCTATATTAGGACAGAAGCTCAAGGGGGATTACGATCTAGCTGTCCCAGCCTTTGCCACCTTAAAGAATAACCTCAAAAAAGCATACCTACGTGGTTACATAATTGCTTGCGATGGCAGGGTCTTAAAAATCCGCTCAGAGCATCGTGCGCTGTCGCAGCTACTACAGTCTTGTGGGGCGATAATTGCAAAGCAGTGGGTGCTCCTTTGCTTCAATGAAATCAAACAGAAACACGGTGCCGATGCCTTCATAATGGGCTGGATACACGACGAAATCCAAGTGGCGTGCAAAACTAAGGAGATAGCCGAAGATGTCGGTAATATCACTAGAAGAATGGCGGAAGAAGCAGGCCGCTCTCTCGGAATTAAAATCCCCATTGCCTCAGAATATTCCTTGGGAGGCTCTTGGGGTTCGACCCACTAAGGTTGATGAATACCTAGAGAACCTTGTGTCTCTTTACATTGTATTAGATCGGGCTTGGCGCAGTCCATTCACAGTTAAGTCAGACTTTGCTCGTGATGGTGCTCTGCACGTAGCCATAGCCGCGTCAGAGGGCTTTATTTCAACAAAAATAGACACCGACAGTTGGGGCCGAAAGTGGCTCATCAGCGAAGTCGGAATGGAAGTTAAATCGGAGATCGACGATGTTCTTAAAGAAATCTTACAAAAGCCCAACGCTACTGATTGATGGCGACCTGTACCTATATCGCGCAACCACTTCAATCGAAGAGGAGATAGACTGGGGCAACGATATATGGACGCTTTACACCGATGTAGCCGCCGCTAAAAAGCTGTTCATCTCTATGATTTCAGGCTTTAAATCGGCACTACAAGTAGACGATGTAGTCGTCACGTTCTCTGGCAGAAACAACTTTAGACGTAGTGTTGAACCTACATACAAAGCTGGCCGCAAGAAGACACGTAAGCCAGTGGGCTACGCCGCCATGGTTGATTGGGCTCTGGAAGAGTTTGACAGCATACTTGTTGATGAGCTTGAGGCCGATGATGTCATGGGTGTTCTAGGTTCAATCGAAGGTACTAAGGCTATTATCGTCAGTGACGACAAAGACATGAAGTCTATACCAGCGAAGCTATACCGCCCCCAGTCTAACGAAAGGCTGGACACTACGTTAGCTGAAGCTGACCGAAACTTCCTACTCCAGACTTTAACGGGCGATGTCACAGACGGATACGCGGGACTTAAAGGCGTTGGTCCCAAGTCTGCTGAAAAGATACTGGGGGCACGCCCAACGTGGGACGCTGTAGTCGCAGCATATCAAAAGCAAGAACTAACAGAAGACTACGCGCTAACTCAGGCGCGTCTCGCTCGTATCCTTCGCTCATCTGATTGGGACGATGAGAAGCAGTCAGTAATTCTATGGGAGCCAAAAAGATGACATCAGAACAAGAGTACGAACTAGGGCAAGCAATGCTGACCCACGAAAAGTCAATTGATCGTAGCTACATGGCCATCAACTCTGGTGTCTATTGGCAGCGACCTTTCCCCAATAGGACCGCTATGGCCCGTAAGATAATGAAATGGGTCTACGACCAGCCCGAAGGCGTCCCTTTCATGCTGGCACAGGCGAACAAAGAGTTCAGTCACAGCACAGTCCACAACTGCATAAAAAAGCTAGAGGCGTGCAGGGGAGTGACGCGAGTTTCCAAAGGAATTGCCTCTAAGTCCAACCCCAAGAGGTTCACTGTTACTGACTATAATCGTGCAGTGCTGCGGGAGGTAATGTTTGATGGCCCATGAGGATATAATCACAAAGCCAAAGCACTACACCAAATGGCACATTGAGCCGATCACATTCATCATGGGTAACTCAATGGAATTCTGGCGTGGCAACATCATTAAGTATGTAAGTCGCTCTGGCAGCAAAGTCTACGACAACCAAACACAAGTACAATCCGAAATCACTGATCTACGCAAAGCCATGCGCTATTGCGAGATGCGTATTAATTCACTTGAAGGAAGAGATCTATGAAGAATAGCACTGGCCACTACGGTCCAACAATTGGTATTTCAGAAGAAATCCACGCCATGAAGTATCGTGGCAAAGGAGAGTCATTTAAAGACGCTATGACACGAGTAGCAGACGCCCTTAAAGACGACGAACAGCACTTTGAGGACTTCCGTGACATCCTGTATAATATGCGCTTTCTACCCGCTGGACGTGTCCAAAGTGCTATGGGCGCACCACGCCGCGTGACGCCATACAACTGCTTCGTTTCAATGACTATCGAAGACAGCATGGAAGGCATTATGGAAGCCGCTGCAAATGCAGCTAAGACTATGCAACTCGGTGGTGGCATTGGTTATGACTTCAGTACGCTTCGGCCACATGGTGCCCTCATAAGAAGCCTAGACAGCCGTTCTAGTGGACCTATGAGCTTCATGGGTATCTTTAACGCAGTATGCCAAACGATCTCCTCAGCAGGCCACAGGCGAGGAGCACAAATGGGCGTTCTAAGGGTGGATCACCCCGATATCGAGACGTTCATACGTGCGAAGAACAACAGCACTGACTTAACACAATTCAATATGTCTGTTGGTGTAACCGATGAATTCATGGCCGCTGTGAAAGCTGACGGTGACTTCGACCTCAAGTTTGACGGTCAGGTATTTAAGACTGTGAGTGCCGTAGCTCTGTGGGATGATATTTTAAGATCGACGTGGGACTGGGCAGAACCTGGTATCTTGTTTATCGACAGGATCAACCAAAAGAATAACCTTCATTACTGTGAGAAGATAGCAGCTACTAACCCTTGTGGTGAGCAGCCCCTGCCCCCGAATGGCGCGTGCCTTCTTGGGTCATTCAACTTGGTTAAGTATGTCACTGAAG